TAATTGGGGCATGGGGTTGATTGGATTTCTTATTGCAACCACAGGCTATCTGATTACTAATTATGTACTTAAATGAAAAACATAGACTTTGAAGAACGCATCAAGCCAATCCTAGGCGACACAGCGGCAAGTGCAAAAGATAACAGTATAATCAACACTGACCGTGGATTTTTAGTGTTTGACAAGTATCGTATTATAGACTCAGATGGCATAGTGCAGGTGTTGTGCAGGGAAAATTTAATATCTAATTTTACCAGCAAAAAAACAGCACTGAGTTGGTGCATACTTGATAAGTTTAATCAAGTCATCAAAGCCCAGGAAATACTTGAGTTGGATTCTAAGCGACAGCAAATCCAAGCAGATTTATCAGTAAAGCAAAAACTTTACAAACACTATTCTGATCCTGTGATCCGTGATAGTGTGGCAGCTAAAATTTCACAAAAAGAACAATTGTTATTTTTTATAAATTCAAGATTGGAAAAATGTGTAAATGTGGCTAAATATTGGCAGTTAAAAGGATTCAACGATGAAATTGCACGAACTAAACACTCAACCCCGGGTAAAAAATATCAAGCAAGTGCTTGAAAGCCGCCTGGGGCAACATCTAAGTTTAGACACACTTAGCCCCAAGGCTACACAGTACCTGTTAAAACGTGTACGCGGCCTTGTCACAGAACAGCGCTCGCAGACCAGCTTTTATAAGAGCGAGCAAGATCCATCATATCTAAAGTTGATGATGATAGAACAAGCATTGACTGCACATTTAAAAGAAATGGGAGAAACGCCCTTGGCAATTGATGTCAATGATCCCAAAACCAAGCAAACTATTCAAAAAGCCAGCAATGGGCAGACTTTAAATCCTGAAGAACAAAAAACCATGACAGCAATTGCTCTCATGAAAAAGGAAGGCAAAAAGCCCGGCATGAAGCGCATGGTCAAAGAAAGCGAATTGCAAACAGCACAAGTAGTGTTGGCCAGTCAAGACATGTTGGATCGTGTTCAGAAAATGACCGAAGACATCAGTGAAATGCAGTTCAAAGATTTGCCTGCGTTGGTTGACAGTATTCGCAATGACATGGGAACTGAACAAGCAACAGCATATCAGTCACAGGCCAGTGCCGCATTGAGCACTTTGTTGAGTGCAGTGCAACAAGGTAAGACACAACTTGAAGCCGCACAAGGTGCCATCACTGGTCAGGCGCCATCAGTGCCAGGCGAAGAGCTGGGTGGAGACATGGGCATGGGTGCTGATGATATGCCCTCAGTTGATGATGGCGACATGGCCGATGTTGAAGTTGATGCCGATGTCGAAGTTGATGATACCAAAGACTTGGCAGCCGCGCTGGGACGTGAGCGTAGAAAATAAGTGTTAATACTTGAAGTTGAACAATCAGGTGTGGACAAAGGAAAACTTGCGGCGCTGACACAATTTTTAATTGGTCGCGCCCAGGATACCAACGCACCAAAAACTATATCAACCCAGGCATTTTTAAAATTGGCCCGCGACATGGGCATAAGCTTGGGCCAATCGCAATTGGCCGCAATGGCATCGCAGCCACCACTAAACGGCTTGATATCAAATGTAGAGCCAGATAAAATAACATTCAAAGGCGCGGAACCCGAAGTTGACGATTCTGATATGAATCCAGATCAAGCTCGCGCTACCGTGGATAAAATGGCCAAAAGAGCCGCTAGTAAAGGAATTTAACATGTTAGAAACTATCTTTTTAATAGCCATTGGTGCCTTTATTGGCTGGAACTTCCCTCAACCAGAATTTGCTCGTAATATTCAGAAGAAAGTAGTTGACTTCTTTTCAAAAAAGTAGTATACTAAACTGATGGGTAATGCGTTATATAATAATAACACTTACATTCGAGGAGATCATTATGAAAAAATTATTTGCAGTCTTATTACTGGCTATCGCCGCAGTACCAGCCTTTGCTGGCCCTGAACGTCACGGTTCTAGACTAGTAGTCGAACCTCGTTGGCAGGTACACCACCAATACCATCATAGACATAGTCACTGGCGCCACAATGGCGGATTGAATTGGATGGTTCCGGCTATCATAGGTGGCGCAGTAATTTATAGTGCAACACGCCCAGATCCAGTTATTGTACAACCTCCAGTGCAGGTAATACAAACACAAAAACAAAATTGCAGTCCTTGGACCGAAACAGAAAATTCTGATGGCACAGTTACACGAACAAGAACCTGCACACAGTAACACGTTGCAGTTTGAAAATTACAAACGCTACGTATTCAAATGCAAATGCGGATGCGACCAGCATTGTGGACACGGATGTTCCAAATGTGATTATTGCCCTGACTGCGAATGTGAAATATGTATAGCAGGACAGGGATATAACTAGTGAAGCAGTCCAACGCCATAGAGCGTTATTTGATTAGTGCTCCTCCGCGAGTTGGGGGTAATTTAATTGCAGATATAATAAAATCTGCAGGTGATAAAACTTTTTTAAAAACTGTACACTCACATGATCCGCGGTACGTGTTAGACAATTATTCGAATACCGCATTAATAATTGTAAAACGTCGAGATGCATTTGCATCAATAATGTCCAATTGTATTGTTTGGCATACACAACAATCTACAATTTATAGTAATCAGACTATTGTTCCGTTTACTGTCAGTGAAGAAGATTTTTTATGGCAATATGGTTTTAACACATGGCATTCAAAAAGTGTTGATTTGTCAAGGCCATATGCAGTGATTGAAGAGTTTTATTTTGAAGATTTTGTAAATGACCATCAGCATGTTTTGGATCGATTGGGATTGGTATCAAATACTTTTCGAGCTCGTAGGCTTAACTTTTTAAACAAAGCCCCTTACAACTACCGCAATGTGGTGTTAAATTATAAACAGTTAAAAGTTTTGTTTGACGGCCTGGATCCTGAACGCACACCTAACCCATACATTGACGGGTATCAATCAATGTTAAACAAATAGAAAGAATTATTATGGCATACTCAGAAAAAGTGGTTGATCATTATGAAAACCCCCGGAACGTTGGATCTTTTGATAAGAGTAATACTGATATTGGTACTGGCATGGTTGGTGCCCCAGCTTGTGGCGATGTTATGAAACTTCAAATCAAAGTAAATACTGAAGGAGTCATTACAGATGCCAGATTTAAAACATATGGTTGCGGCTCGGCGATTGCGAGTAGTTCGCTCATTACTGAGTGGGTCAAAGGACGCACACTTGACGAGGCGGCAGCGATCAAAAATAGCGAGATTGCTGATGAGCTTGCCCTCCCCCCTGTTAAAATTCACTGTTCAATACTTGCAGAAGATGCCATCAAAGCGGCGGTAGCAGATTATAAAGCAAAACATGATCTCGCTAACTGAACAAGCAGCCAAAAAAGTAAAATTACAAATTCAAAAGCGCGGCCAAGGCGACGGTATTCGAATAGGTGTTCGAACCACTGGTTGCTCGGGGCTTGCTTATGTGTTAGAATATGTTGATGCTGTAGACGAACATGATCAACTATTCGAATCTCTAGGTGTTAATGTTTACATTGATCCAAAAAGTCTGGCTTATATTCAAGGCCTTGAAATGGATTGGGTCCGCAATGGACTCAACGAAGGCTTTGAATTTCGCAACCCCAATGAACGTGACCGCTGTGGTTGCGGAGAAAGTTTTAGAATCTAATGATAACTCAACGCTATAATTACGCCCCGCTTGATAGAACAACCATCAACGGCAAACGACATTATTGTTTGCCCGACGGCAGCAAAGTTCCCAGTGTCACCACCATACTAGATCGTACCAAGCCTGAAGAAAAGCGCCAGGCTCTTGCAAACTGGAAAAAGCGTGTGGGCGAGCAACAAGCACAGCAAATTACCACAGAAGCTGCCAATCGAGGCACCAGAATGCATGCCTACCTAGAGCATTATGCACTGCAATCAGACATGAAACCCTTGCCCGGAAATCCTTTCGCACAGCCCAGTTGGTTTATGGCCGCAGAAGTTATCCTTCAAGGTCTGGGCAATGTGGATGAATTTTGGGGAGTAGAGGTTCCAGTTTATTACAGTGGGTTATATGCAGGAACCACAGACTGTCTTGGGTTATGGAAAGGACAGCCTGCAATCATTGATTTTAAACAAACCAACAAGCCCAAAAAACGTGAATGGATTGATGACTATTTTATCCAACTTGCAGCCTATGCCTCGGCACATAATAGCACCCACGGCACAGATATCAAAACAGGGGTGATCATGATGGCCCAACAACCTGCAGTTTTGCCCGACGGCGCACTAGGCAAACCGGTTTACACTGAATATGTGATTGAACAGGACGAGTTTGCACACTGGAACAACGAGTGGAACAAACGTGTGGAACAGTACTACATGATCAGCTAAATACTCTAAACAGAGGATACTACCGTGGCTATAGTACAGATTTCACGAATTACCAACCGTAAAGGTTACACAGAAGATTTACCGCAGTTAGCCGGCGCAGAACTTGGCTGGTGCGTTGATAGTCGTCGCTTGTTCATTGGCAACGGAACCCTACAAGATGGCGCCCCAGAAATTGGAAATACTGAAATACTAACCCAGTATTCAGATATCACAACACTCAGCAATTACACCTATGCAGATATAGCAGTGGGGTATGCCGCACAAACCGGCCCCACAAGTAGCACTCCTGTGGTACGCACAGTTCAGGCCAAATTGGATGACATGGCCAGTGTCAGAGACTTTGGGGCAGTGGGTGATGGAGTAGCAGACGACACGGCTGCCATTTCCCGAGCATTCTATCAACTTTACTGCCGAGAAAATAACACACAAATTCGTCGTAGTTTGTTTTTCCCAGCCGGCACATATAGAATCACTAGCACAGTTGTTATTCCCACCTATGCTCGTTTAGTGGGCGAAGGTATCAATAGTTCAATCATTCTACTACAACCCGATGATTCTTCTATACCCAATTACGTGGCCCAGTATGGTGACAGCCGCCAGCAAACTGGTGCCAGCATTGGCAACAATGGCGCTACCCCTCCTACCAACATTGAGATCAACAACATGGCATTTCAATCTGCCATCAGCACCAATGTGTTTTTGGTCGATCAAGCCACTCAATGCTCATTTTCCAATGTTGGGTTTGTTGGCAACGTCACTTTGTCTGAGTTGGCTGCCGCTGGTGCAACTCCGTTAGATGACAGTTTTGCTGTGGGATTTGCCAGCATTGGATCAAATATTTGCAACAACATTGTGTTTGAACAATGTGCATTCACCAACATCAAGTACGGCATCAGCACAGACGCATTGTTAAATGCTGCCGTGGTGTCTAACAGTCAATTCAACACTGTTTACCAAGGAATAGTGTTGGACAGCAACGTAACTGGATTCCGTGCTGTGCACAACTTCTTTGACAATGTCTACTATCAAGGCATTGTCTATGATCAGGTCAGTCTCAACGTTTCTGCCTTCAATATATTTTACAATGTAGGCAACAGCATTGGCGCAACCAATCCCACATCAGCAGTGATTTCTTTTGGCAACGACAACAATGTTTCATCCAATGATTTGTTTGAACGCAGTGATGCTGATGCATTTGAAATACCGCGTGTTGAAATTTTAAGCACCAGTGCAGCCACCGGCGGCACATTGTTACAAATGGGTCAGTATGCTAGAGAAGCTGGTCGCAGTTTTACTTTAGATGATAATTCAGCCAATCAAACTATTCTCAATGTTAACAGTGAAGTCACTCGCGCATTTCAAATGCAATACACCATAGTGCGAGATGTCGGTGTTAGAACTGGCATATTGACTGTGACTAGTGCACCAACAGATAGTACGCTACCGAACTACACTGACGACTACACTGAAAATGTGAATTGCGGCGTTACACTTGCAGTGGACCAATCAGCCAATCAGGTATCAGTTGAATACACTACCACCAGCACTGGATTTGTTGGATTCTTGACTTATTCAATATCACATTTAGCCTAAAACGTGTGGCCTGATTTATTTGAACAACGGCTGGCCGATTGGTACAGCCTAAGATCCAATCCCAACAATCTTACCCAAGAACAATACCTCCACGCAGTCAACGACTGGTGGTGGCGTGTACCTATGGTCAATCAATATTTGAATTGGGATAACTACACAACTTGGCCAGGTCCTTGGGACTTATTGGAAAAAAATCACTACTGTGATCTTGCAAGATGCCAGGGAATAGCGTATACTATACTAATGTCATCATGCCCAGGCATAGAATCTCTATCCGTGGCGCAGACAGATCGGGGCAATTTAGTCCTGGTCAACCATGGAAAATATATACTGAATTGGGCCCCAGGTGAACTGTTAAATATCGACTCAACGGCAATAACAATAACTCGGCAAATTAGTGCTGAACAATTACAACAACATTTAGGTTACAACATATGACGCAAATACAAGTACAAAAAAGAGGTGGTAGACGAGAACTACTAGACATTGAAAAACTGCACAAAGTAGTTTTTTGGGCAACCCAGGGAATAACTGGTGTATCGGCAAGTGAGGTAGAAATAAAAAGTCACCTACAATTTTACAATGGTATTGCTACAGCAAGTATACAAGAAACATTAATTAAAAGCGCCGCAGATTTAATCAGCGAAGAAAATCCAAATTATCAGTATGTGGCAGGAAGATTGATTTGCTATCACTTACGAAAACAAGTGTACGGTGCATTTACTCCCAGCCATATACTTGATCTAGTTAAGAAAAACATTGAGCGTGGATTTTATGATGCTGAATTGTTGGCCGAATATTCAGCTGATGACTGGGAGAAAATCAATGGATTTGTTAGACACGAACGAGATGAACAACTAACTTATGCCGCAATGGAACAACTGCGCGGCAAATATCTAGTACAAAATCGTGTAACCAAAGAAATATTTGAAACTCCACAAATGGCCTATGTGCTAATTGCAGCCACACTTTTTAGCAAGTATCCCACAGAAACAAGATTGACCTATGTCAAAGATTATTACGATGCTATTAGCACACACCAAATTAGTTTGCCCACACCAGTCATGGCCGGAGTTCGAACACCACAACGACAATTCTCTAGCTGTGTGTTAATTGAAACCAACGACAGCTTAGATAGCATCAACGCCACCACTTCAAGCATTGTAAAGTATGTAAGTCAAAAGGCAGGTATTGGCATCGGAGCCGGTCGTATTCGTGCTCTTGGCAGTCCCATTCGTAATGGTGATGCTTATCACACTGGCGTAATTCCTTTTTATAAAATGTTTCAGGCAGCCACACGTAGCTGTAGTCAAGGTGGAGTGCGCAATGGCGCGGCAACGTTGTATTATCCAGTATGGCACTTAGAAGTTGAAGATCTATTAGTACTCAAAAACAACAAAGGCACCGACGATAACCGTGTACGCCATATGGACTATGGCGTACAATTCAACAAAGTCATGTACGAACGTTTGTTAACCAATGGCGACATCACTTTGTTTTCGCCCAATGATGTTCCAGAAATGTTTGATGCATTTTACAAAGACGTAGATCGTTTCCGCGAGTTATATGAGACCGCAGAACGCAATACCAAACTACGCAAGAAAAAAATCAAAGCCATTGATTTGTTTTCAATGTTTGTACAGGAACGCAAAGACACTGGCCGTGTGTACTTAATGAATGTTGACCATGCAAACTCGCATGGTAGTTTCATTGCCGATGTTGCGCCAATTAGACAAAGCAATCTTTGCTGTGAAATTGACTTGCCCACAAAACCGCTCAATGACATCAACGATCCCGAAGGTGAGATTGCATTGTGCACACTCAGCGCATTGAACTGGGGTGTGTTTAAAAATCCCGAAGACATGGAAAGAGCCTGTACTCTGGCAGTTCGTGGACTTGACGCATTGTTGAGTTACCAACACTATCCTATTCTGGCTGCTCAGCTGGCCACAGAGAATCGCCGCCCGCTTGGTGTCGGCATCATTAATTTGGCCTATTGGTTGGCCAAGAATGATCTCAGCTACAGTGATCCAGCGGCATTGGCCAAGGTTGACGAATGGGCACAACACTGGAGTTATTATCTCATCAAAGCCAGTGCTGATCTTGCTGAAGAATTTGGCGCATGTCCCAAGAGCAATGAGACCAAGTACCATCTAGGAGTATTGCCAGTTGACACTTACAAACGAGAAGTTGATGAATTGGTGACACACCGTGATGTTGTTGACTGGACCGGCCTACGTGATCAACTCAAGCGCACCGGAATTCGTAACAGTACATTGATGGCACTAATGCCAGCAGAAACATCGGCACAAATTTCAAATGCCACCAACGGCATTGAGCCACCACGTAGCTATGTAAGCATCAAACAAAGCAAGGACGGTGTGCTCAAGCAAGTAGTACCAGAATATCGCCGTTTGAAAAACAAATACGAATTGCTGTGGGATCAAAAAAGTCCCGAAGGCTATTTAAAAATATGTGCAGTATTACAAAAGTACATTGACCAAGGCATCAGTGTCAATACCTCATACAATCCCCAGCACTATGATGAAGAGAAGATCACCATGAGTGACATGCTCAAACATTTAGTAATGTTTTACAAATATGGTGGAAAGCAGTTGTATTATTTTAATACCTATGATGGGTCAGGCGAAATTGATATTGAACGTCTTTCACGTAAAAGTATTCTCATTGAAAGTGTGATTCCTACTACCAATGATGAAATTGACGATTGCGATAGTTGCAAAATTTAAAAGGAATAATTATGACAGTATTCAACACCACAAAAAACCGTGACCACACCACCAGCTTGGCCTTCTTTGATCCTGCAGGGTCAGTTGGCATTCAAAGATATGACACATTAAAATATCGTCAATTTGACAAGTTAACTGACAAGCAATTGGGATTCTTTTGGCGCCCAGAAGAAATTGATGTCTTGCGTGATGCCAAAGATTTCAAAGATCTCACTGACAATGAACAACATATTTTTACTAGTAACCTAAAACGACAAATTTTACTTGACAGTGTGCAAGGACGTAGTCCCAACCTGGCATTTTTGCCGTTGGCCACAATTCCTGAATTAGAAACATGGATTGAGACTTGGGCCTTCAATGAGACGATCCACAGTCGCAGTTACACTCACATCATCCGCAATATCTATGCCAACCCCAGTCGAATTTTTGATGAACTGTTAGACATTGAAGAAATTTCTAATTGCGCCAAGGACATCAGTTATTACTATGACACATTGATCAGTGCCAGTTTAGCCTATCAATATCTTGGAGTTGGCAATCATCAAGTCAACGGTAAGGAAATCATTGTAGATCTTTACGAACTTAAGAAAAAGTTGTGGTTGGCACTAAATTCAGTGAATGCACTGGAAGGCATACGATTTTATGTGAGCTTTGCATGTAGTTGGGCATTTGCTGAACTCAAGAAGATGGAAGGCAACGCAAAAATCATCAAGTTAATCTGTCGTGACGAAAACGTTCACCTAGGTAGCACACAGACATTATTAAAATTGTTGCCTACTGATGATCCTGACTTTGCACAAATCAAAGAGGAGTGTCTGCCAGAGGTAAGTAGTATGTTTAACGCGGTTGTTCAACAAGAAAAAGATTGGGCACACTATTTGTTCAACAACGGTAGTATGATTGGTCTTAACAAACAGCTTCTGTGCGATTACATTGAGTGGATCGCACACAAGCGTATGACTGCGTTGGGCCTACCCAACAACTATCGAGGTGGCAGCAATCCATTACCATGGACTGCCAAATGGATTGCCGGGTCAGACGTACAAGTTGCCCCACAAGAAACTGAAATTACCAGCTACGTGGTTGGCGGCACAAAACAAGACGTAACAGAAACAACATTATCAGGACTAAGTTTATGAGCAATTTAACAGTTTATACCATACCAGTTTGCCCGCATTGCACAAATGCAAAAAAATTCTTACAGGCACATGAAATACCTTTTGAAGAAATCAATATTTTGGACAAAGATAGATTGGCTGAAAACACAATGATTAGAGAAAAGTATCGCACTGTTCCTCAAATATTTTTCAATGGTGAATTATTTGTGGAAGGTGGATGGTCAGGCCTAAGTAAGTTATCTCCTAGCGACATCAAAAATCAAATAGGATTAACTGATTTAGGAACCTTATGATCATTGAAACAAACAAAACATACACATTCAAACTCGTCAGCGGTGAGGAATTTGTGGCCAAAGTCACAGAAGTCCATGCAGACTACTACATGATTAGTCAACCCATCAGCACTGTTATTAGTCCACAAGGGCTCCAAATGGTGCCAAGTTTATTCTCGGCAAATCTTGACGGAGATGTGCGGCTAAATATTAGCAGTTACTCAATGGTGGCTGAGCCCAGAGAAGATGTAGCTGACAGCTATCGTCAAGCAACAACTGGCATCACAGTGCCTGCGAGAAAGCAAATTATCACAGGGTAAATGGAGAAAATATGCCAGCAGTATGTCGAGTAAATGATCAAAATAGTCATAAGCCACCTGGCCGTATACTAGGCGGAGTATCGTCTGTGATAGTCAATGGCCGCCCTATTGCTGTTGTTGGCAACAAGCTTACTCCCCATGGCAAAGGCAAACACGCAAAATCCATGGTACAAAAAGGCAGCGGCTCAGTATTTGCTGGCGGCAAAAAAGTAACCTATGTTGGGGCCACCGATGATTGCGGCGACACTCATATTACTGGCAGTGGCGACGTTTTTGTAGGTGGTTGAAGATGGCAGCATTGTCATCAGTTATGGCCACTGCTGGTGCAGGACTATTGGCCTCCCCGCCCAGCGATGTTGGTACTAGTTTTATTACTCCCATAGCCTTGGGAAATGCTGTAACAGCCTTTAATAATGTAACAATTATTGGTGACTTGCAAGCAGTGTGGGAACAGTCACTGACAATGGTGTTGGCCAATAACATGTCTTACACCACATTGATTCAACTGACACAGTTGGGATCTAACACTTTCCCAGCAGTCACAGGCACTATTCCTGCGCCCTACAAACCATCAGATTTAATTGTTCCCGGACTGATCACCAATTGGGACAGCAGTGTATTTTATAACATTGGTGATCAAGTCTATTACCAAAACAATGTTTACGTAGCCACAGCAACATCACAAAACAAAACTCCAACTACAGTAGACTTTTGGAAATTGAATTTAACATGTTATGGTATTGCTGACATCATCGATCTTGATGCCACAACTATCATGGGCAACGGTGATCAATCCAAGTTCTGTGGTACATTTATGTCAGCACAGGGATATTTGTCGCAGGCCAATGCCACCATCAACTCGGTAAAAAACAGCGATGTACTTGCACAGGATTTTGGCCCGGTCACTGGCGGCATGGACAATTTGACCACTGGTGGATTAAATCAAGTTTCCTATAATCTTCAACAACTGGCCGCAGATCTAATAAAACTAGGAAAGTTGGTTGACACAAATAAACTCACTAACCTAGGACTGCCGGGAGAACTGCTGGCACAAATTGCTAGAGTTAGTAATGGTATACTTCCATCAGTGTCACAGTTATTGTTAGACAATGGTGTCACTGCTCAACAACTTAGTAGTCTTAATCTAGGTAAAAATACACTGACTGCGGCAGCTGAGAAAGCAGCCTACAATGCCATGCTCAAGGTCACTGGATCTACTTTAGACCAAGTAAAAGCAATTTTAAAAGTGACCACCACCGGCATTACCAACATGGCACAGTTGTTGGATCCAATGATGATTATGCCCAACAGTTATAAAACTCTGTTGTGCCCAACTTCAAATGGTCTGCTACCAATTTATGTTGCCTCGGACGGCATCTATGCAGCCAACCAACTTCTAATACCAACTGTTGAAAATGTTGGAGTGCAGGCCTATTCAGGTGGTGGTGATACCAGCAGTTACTCCACATTAAAATTAATAATTCCTGCCAGCCAGGCCTTAGCAAACAAGGCGTTTGCACAAGCCCTACAGCAAGTAAAAAATATCACTGCCACAACACTGCCACAGTTGAGTACCGCTATGTTGACAGTTGAAACCAACACAGGATTAACAGCAGTCAACAGTTTAACTGTTCCAGTCCCTGCAACTGTAACGTCAGCGTATCAAGCACAATTGGGACAAGGATCAGGACCAAATGGTACCTTGGTAATCAAAGATATAATTGGCCTGGCCTACGATCCGTTGTTTGCCAGCAATCTGCAAACCCTTGCTACAAATGTTGCCAAACTAACAGTGACATCATTGGCAGCGGTATACTCGAACATGGTAGACACAATGGATGGTCTTTATGGTCCACCAACTGGCCCTATTGATATTACCAGCGGTCCAGGTATTGGAACCTACACCGACATTACTGATGCGTTTGCCACAGGATTGATACCCGCCGCCGACTCAGCTATTGCAACCATAACCGCTGCCAATGCCACTATAGTAAGTCTCACCAAAACTGCTTACACTACAATAATCAACGAAACTGTTAGAGAAATTGCCAACCAAAACAAAGCTCAGATTAATTTTGGAGGGTTAGACAGCAACTCCACCACCACCACCATGTCCTTTGCCGCCAATTTGCATGATTATGGAACTGATGCAGATGCCAGTGCTGTGTTGACCTTGTTGGCCAACACAGCGACCTTGGCTGGACAATGCATTATCAGCAGTCTCAGAGAAGGTAGAAACATTGCTGCCTTGCAGGCAGTGGGCATCAAACTGGACACACAATTAAGCGATGCTCCAACACCAAACAGTACCCCGGCAGTGACCGGTGTATCTTGGTCAAGAACTTCACAGGCCTGGAGCAAGGCCACTACACTGACCGACTTGGATAGAAACTGGGGACTATTACGATCGTATCGTGGCAGCCAGATTGCAAACTGGGGTTCAGATGGAACTGCCAACCAACCCGGCACTGTGGCAGTCAAAGCCAGTGGAACAAACGTTGACATCGTCATTGTGGATGGGGTGATAGACCCAGCACATCCTGAGTTTGCACTGAATGCAGATGGTAGTGGCGGCACCAGAGTAAAATATTACAATTGGTATGATGCAAACATCACCGGCGACGCCAATGCTGGCAAAGCCTACAACCCACCAATCTACACCGGCGCCGCAAGTTCATCTGACGACAGCAGGCATGCCTGTCACGTTGCCGGCACAGTTGCCGGCAACACACAAGGTTGGGCACCCAAGGCCAACATTTATAACATAAGCCCACAGTACGTCAATGGCGGCGTTCCGTATTTGTATTTGTATCCTTATATTCTTGCCTGGCATTTGAAAAAACGCAGTCAAGGAAACATGAATCCCACTATCTGTAACAACAGTTGGGGTTCGCGTTATACTATACCATTTGGATCTATTACTTCAATAACCTATCGCGGCACAGTGTATGCCGGTCCTTTTACTACCTCACAGTTATTAGACTACGGAATAACCAATAACGGTGCCGGTAATTGCATTGTGTCACTGCAAAACAGCACCATGGATGCACAAATACAAGATTGTATCAATGCTGGTATTATTATGGTGGCCAGTGCTGGCAACAATGACACAAGATTGGCAGTGTCTGGGGACGCTGACTACAACAATACATTGACTGCTACTGGATTT